CAATACTTTGTTCGGTTGCCATTATGTCCATCTCCTTAAAAAGAATGGAAAATTCCACAGTTATATTCCTACTTATTTATAAATCCTACAATTTTGACAAGAAAGATTTAAACAAGTTCAACTTGGCTTCTTCCAATTGTTTCCTCTTTGCTTTGGTTAATTCATCCCTAATAGTTTCAACATCTTGTTCCCTAATAACCCCATTATTCCAAACCCATTCTTTACCTTCCATCACACCCTCAACAAATGCCTCTGGCGCAGACGGATCTGCAACAATGTCTGCGGCAGTGGCGAGATAGAAATCATCTTGTACAATATTAGTTCCCTTTACATTCTTTAGCGATCCCATCCCTCGGGAAGACACGCCCAACTTGGCACCTTCATCAATAAGATTCTTGACGATCTTACCATAAGGCGTGTCCATAATCTTTGCTTTGCCAACCCAGTTGTTTCCGTCTTCTCTGAGTTCCTTAATCATATGGGATACTCGCTCAAGATTGACAACCGGACCATCAGGATGACCCAACTCACCGAAGGCACGATTCTGATCAACATAGTTGTTAACATACTTGCGAACCTGTTCATCCAGAACCTTCTTAGGATAGATTCTACCATTACGATTCTTCTGTTCGGCTTGCATGAATACACCTTTAATATAATGGCTCTTCTCTCCATTATTTTCTTCAGTGATGAATTCAATGGCATTTTCATCCACAACTTCGGTGATTAGCTTCATTCTTCTTCTTCCTCTGGTGGCTCAATGTCATTAAGCCAGCTATTTGAAACTTCCATTTTCTTAGTTTTCAGTGCATCATGCATTTTAGCAGCAAAAACTGAATTGATCTTATCTGAGAAGTCGTTTGGGTTTTCGTCCAATGCATCCTCAATTGCACTCTTGATTGTTTCTTTCATGATCTTGTCTCCCTATAGCTTGTCTATTATTTATACTATTCAATATCTTCGTCAAGCTGTTCTGCTGTTGCAATCTTCGCTCTTGAACGAATCGACCTAACCTTTTTCAAGGTAGAAACTTCTTCTTGTTGTTGTGGTTGTTTCGGCTGATTGGGTGGTGGGGCAGCACCGGCATTCTGACGATCAATTGCCATCTGTTCTTGTTCAAATGGATCAACCTCTCCGCTATCAATCTCATTTGCCATTTCCGAATCAATCAATTTTATTTCTTCTTCAGTCTGATTCAGCACATTCTTACGCAACCACTGCTTTGAATAATACTTACCAACATACTCATCCATTGTCGTTGCAATCTCAAGTCGCTCTCGCATGACTTCTGTATGCTTGAGTTCCGAGAAATGCGAGTCCTGTCGAAAGTTATATTGAACAAGAGTCTTAATGACTTCCCAATCTTCTTTGGATACGATCCCCTTTAGTTGCAACTGCTTACCAAGGAGGTCATCGAAAAGGTTAGTAAACCGATACCGAAGGCGATTAACAAACTTACCAAATTTGACTTCATCACGACTAATCTCCGTTGCGCGACCAAGACTGAAAGAACCTTCTGGTTCTAGTCTTGATACAGGAACACCCAATGCCTTGTATAGTTTCTTCTTGAAGTAGATGATGTCTTCAATCTCACCCAAGTTAGTTCCACCGGGGAGGGTGGTTATTTCTGTTCCTCTACCGCCTTCTCTTCGCGGGAGCCAGAAGTCCTCCAACATTGACATATGCTTCCGATCATCTCGGACCTCCCCGGTTTCGGTATCATATACAGTTTTGTTCTTAAACTTGGACATGATGCCAGAAAGATATTGCTCTGCTTTGACCTTTGGTAGATTGCCTACATCTACATAAAAGATTCTTCGCTCTGGAGCGCGGGAGATGCGATAGATGACGGTTGCATCCTCAAGCATCTTGAGTTGATTCATTGGTTTGATTGCTTTGTGCAAATTGCCAAGAATCATCTTATTGCCTGAATCAAGAATACCCGAATGGATGTGGCAAATTGAATCATTCGTGATCTTGATTGCTTGTTGTGTGTTGGGACCACCCATACCACCAGTCCTTTGGGTTAGCCCGCCGGGATAGTATAGGTAATATTCTGTCATGTTGCGAGGAAGTGAAACCAACCGATCTCCGTTGAGTTTCTTTCCTTTTACTTCACGCGCCTTCTTCATCTTGCGCGGATCAATGGCACGAAGTTCTTTGATGCCATCCTTTGGATTCTTAGAATCAATCATGATGTGATAATAAAGGCGTCCGTCAATATACCACTTCTTGAATATATCATATGCATATTCGTGAAATGCAAGAAGGCGTAGAATTTCATCAAACTCATCTACAATCTTTTGTTTGATTCCATCTGGAATATCTACATTGCCTAACGAAATAGCAACGGGAGTCTTTCCTTGTTCGGTGATAACAGACTCATTGACAATATCATCAATGGCAAGTTCAACCTCGGGGTTCATTGCCATTTCACGATAGCGTGTAATTAGTTCAATTTCGTTCTTGACAGTGCCTTCAAGATCGAGATAGGTTCCATAGGCACCACCCGTAACCGTTGGTCCTTGAATATCAACTGCTGCATCTTGATTCTCAGGCAAGGAAAAGGGTTGAAGTCTCTCTTCGGGGACTCCATCATCCTTGCCTATAGTGAATCCTAAAAATTTACGTTTTGCCATAAGATAAAACCTTTCCGGTGAGGATTATATCATTATATATAACCCCCACCAGAAGGCTAAAATAATTAAGTAGTTTGAGTTGTGCCGTCAGCGATTGACCAGTAGTCATACTGCCAAGTTACTGCAAACTCTTCAATGGCATCGTTCTGATCCCAACCGAGTTCAATAGCAGCAACAGACGAAGGCCAGCAATTGACTATATTGATCTCTTTTGCAATATCACCTTCTTTTTTATAATGAACAACCCGTGCATCCACCTGATAATCCGTTCCTGTAATGCTTCGGTTGTTTTCACCATGACCATTGATTGCATTCATCCAGTTAGTCAGACCCGCATGAACAGCAAAGTCCTCATCATTAATCACTGTCGTTGTCCACTCTGCAAAGGTTCTGTTTCCTGCGAGCTTAATGTTTCGACCGAAGTATGGAACTTCAACCAAACCAATATCTGCGCCGGGAATCTGGGCACCCTTGCACATGAAGGTCATCTTCTGACCAGCTTCACCTGCATTAATTCCCGTTGGGAAGGGCACCGTAATCTCAAACAGATTAGGACGAGCGCCCTGTCCTTGCAATTGCGCTCTAAAGTTGTTAATTGAAAAAGGCATTATTTAATCTCCTTGTTATATCCTAATTCTATTTATGCGATAACCCTAGAATTTACCTACGACTTCCGAGAAATCAACACCAGTTGCAACCGCAACAAAGTTTAGTTGGATGAAGTTGATTGATCGTGCAGGCTTAACATAGATGTCGCCGACAAACTCATTTCGGTCAACCACGCTTCCGGGGTTGTTCGTCTCATCACACACTACCTTGAAGTCCGTGATGCCTCGGCGACCCTTAACATCCCGAAGGAATGGTTCTACCATATTTCGGAATTGTGCGCGAGTGAACTCATCATTGAACTCAAAGAGTGAGAACTTGGCAGCAGTTGAGATTGCCTTTTCAAGAACAATAAACAGTCGTCTCACATTAAGGCGATCAAATGCACTTGGTCTTGTCTGCATCGTCTTGTCGCCAAAGAGCAACGTACCCTGACCGGGGAAGGTCACAACAGGATTAACCTGCTTCTGGTATAGTTGATCGCGATGTGCCTTGGACGGGTTGTATGCCACCTTGACAACATTCTTGACTTGACCTCGGTTATAACCGGCAGGACTCCACCATGCATCTCTTTGGTTTTCCGTTCTGGCAGCAAGACCAGCAATGTCACCATTGAGGGGAACCCAACGATAGGTGTCGTTGTACTTGTCGTATTGATACTTCCAACCACTATCCAAGAATGCATACGAAGAGTTGATGTTTACATGAGTATTTCGGAACTTCAAGACTTCTGTGAGTCTGCTTGCATCCGTGCTTTGATCAACTGTATCTTCTTTTCTTGGTGAGATGAAGGCAACACAATCAAGCCGCTTCTTGGCTACGTTGTCATGTGCATACTTCTGAACGGTATAATGATCTGTTGCAGAAACTTTTCCACCCTGACCTGTTACAATCAAACCAATGTCCACTGAATCGGGATCGGCAAGTAGATCATAACCTCTTGTATATTCATCAGCGCCCATTTCTCCAGAAGCAGAGGCTCCGTCTTCACCGCCACGAAGTCGCGATGAAACGATACCTGAAGCAGTGTTTCCGAATGTTGTTCCGTTAACTGCACCGCTTCCGTATGTGCCTTCTAGAATATTTGTTCCAGTACCGACTCGGATGTATTGTGATTTGTTGTTAATTACATCATAGAAGTAATTGGCATTTCCATTGTCATCCAGACCATTCTTGGCTTTGGATAGGAAGGGGAAGATTTCTAGAACTGAATTTGCTGTTCCAGAGAATGCTCCGGTATTTGAGTCAATGATTGCAACGTGAAGCTCATCCTTTGATGCTCCAAGGTTTGTTGCCCATGTAGACGTTCCGGGTGCCCCAGAGAAGTATGTGTTGGGCCACCAATTGGAAAAACCAAGCCCCACATCTGCGTCATCAGTGTCACAAACCTCAACCGTTAGTTCGTTGCCCATAGAGCCAAAGTGTCTTGCATAAAATGTATTTGCGGTTGGGATGCTCGATTCAAAGGTTCGGTCATTTTTGATCAACTGATTGTCTGAACCCGGAGACGCCCCAGTCTCAGCAGCATTCAATGATCCGGTTGTGTTCGCGACACGAACAACTTGTAGAGCATTTGAATATGCAAGAAAGTTTGCTGCTGACATGAAGTCTACAGCAGTGTTATTGTTGGGTTTACCAAAATACGAAGCGAGTTCGTTTTCACTTGATACGAGAGTAATTTCTTCTGCTGGTCCCCAAGCAAAGTGACCTACGAATGCACCTACGCTTGTTGCAACAGCAGGAACAACTGTCGTCAAATCAACTTCGGTTACGTTTACACCGGGTGATACTTGAAATGGCATGTTCTCTTCTCCTTATGAGGATCTATGGCATATAATAATATCAATAATCCATAAACTTATTCCCCAATATTTATAAAAAAGGAGTTTTTCAATGCCTGTCTACATAGAACCATGCCTGACCTTCATCATCCACAAACCCTTCTTCTTCAATGGTATTTGTGAACCCGAATGGCAGGATCTCGTCTTCCATTGCCTGCATTTTCTCATCAAGCATTCGTCTTCTGAGGTCAAGGTCTGTTATGTCCTTGAAATGGGGCTGTGAAGTCAACCATGCAAATAAAAGCATCGACATAACAAGATCGTCATGGCATCCAACGTCAGCCTCATAGGATTGTGCCTTGGAAACGAACGAACTCAACTCGGAAATGGTTTCAAAGTCATTCGTGATGAGCTTTTCGCCTTCAATCAGATCCTTGAGCATTGAACACCCAACCTGCTTGACCTTCTTTGACATGGTGATGCCTAACTGTGTGGCACCCTTTCCGAATCCACCATCAAATACCTGACCGGCACGACCCTTTGCTGTAATCAATACCACATTTTCATATTCCATTTCGCCATGCAAAATATCAGCCACCTGCTGACCGATGCCATTGGTTTCAATTAAAACATAGGCATTATTATATCTCTGGGCACATGAAGCAACAACACTGGGATATAGTAACGGAGATATAGACGAACTACGATACTTGGCAACCTGTCTATACGGAAACTCGGTTGCATCAAACACTGAGAATGCAGAGTAGTCCAGATTCTCCCCGCGAGACACATCCACACCCATCGCATAGATGCGGTCCTCTCTTGGATGCTCATAGATGTCAATACCACTACGAGTTTCAACTGGTGATTTGAATACGAGAGTTTTTAATGTTCTATTGTGAATGAGCGTATTGGTGCCACCGACAAACTCACCCTCAAACTCCTGAGCCCAGCGTTCTTCACCAATATTGCGAATGGTTTCATCTCGCCATGCATCATCCCTGCCGGGAACATCTCGCCAATGTACATTGACAGGGACGTAGTTGTTTCGCTTATCCTTGGCATCCTCCCACATCTTGTAGAAGTGGTTCAATCCGTTGGGTGTGGATACTACTACAATCTTGGTAGATGTACCGGATGAAATTGTAGGATACACAGATGCCATGAATTCGTCGGCAATGTTAGGTGGAACGAATGCAAACTCGTCCAATAGGATCATGTTATACGAACCACCACGAATGGCAGAACTGGATGTGGATGATGCAATGATCTTTGAACCGTTCTCTAGTTCAATGTTACCCTTGTTCCAGATCAACACACCCTGCTGCAAAAACTTGGGAAGGTTTTCGTATGCCAATTGCAGACGACTCAAAATGTCACGGGCAAGTGCGCCTTTATTCGCAAGGACGGCAATGTTGACATCTTCGTTGAATAGAATATACCATAAGAAGTATGAAATAACAGTGGTGGACTTGCCAACCTGTCGGGGTGTACAGAAGATAGAGAAGCGATTCTTGTGGATGGTATTCACCATCGTCTTCTGGAAATCGTAGAGGTGGAAAGGAACCACACCAAGGTCAACATGGACAACCTTAATATAATTTTCAATAAAATACTCAGGGTCATTGGAACACTTGAGATATTCGTCAAGCTGCTCTTCCGTAAAGTTGTGTGGTGTACCCGCAGGCTTTAGCTGTGGATTGCCAAGATATGATGTGGCTAGTTCTTCACTCATCGCTCTGTTTTGTTGCATCCTTCAGCTTTTGACTAACATGACCCTGACCCCGAAGAAACTTCTGAAGCTCGGCAGTGGAACCCATGAAGATGGCATTCTGTGTCACCTTCTTGACGGACTCCTCGTCCTTGATCTTCTTC